CCTACATGGAGATGAAGTCGCCGAGCACATCGCCCGAACCACCACCACCGAACAGGCTGGACAGCAGGCCGCCGATGCCGCCTAGAGCATTGCCGCCACTGGCGCCGCCGCCGCTACCTCCCAGCGCTCCGCCTAGTGCACTCGCCAGAGGCCCGGTCACAGACTGCTTGATGGCAATACGGGCGATGTCCGCAAGGATCGAGTCGACCAGCTTCTTGAAGTCCAGCTTGCCAGTCGTCACGAAGTCGACAAGCGCGTCCTCCAAGCCTTGGAACGCATGGGTGAATGCGTCCTGCGTCATCTTGGCTGTGTTCTTCGCTTCGTCGGCGTAGTTCGCCAGGGCGTTGGTCGCGCCGTTCAGCCAGTTCTCGCGCGCGGCCTGCTCGTCGGCGTAGAACTGCTTCTGTGCATCGAGCGCGGCGCCAAGACCGTCCTTGATCTTCTGCGACTCCTCAAGGAACTTGTCCGAGCCCAGCAGATGCTCTGGCGTGTTCTTCACCAGATCCAGCTGCATCTTGTTGTATTCGCGGAAGATGCTCCGCTGTGCCTCGTCCTCCGCACGCGCACGATCGCCGAGTCCGAACGTTGCGCGGATGCGGTCGTACTGCTCGTTCTGAGAATCGCGGCTCGCCGAGATTGCTTCCGTGCGCTGGCGTGCGCGCTCAGAGAACTGCTTATCGAGCTGGTCGATGCGCTCGGCTTCCTTGCGGGCATCCTCTCGGGCCTTGACCTCGGCTTCGATGGCAACGTTTTTGTCGAGCTGCGCCTTGATCGAGTCCTGCGCGAGCAGTAGGCTCTTTTGCTCGATGGTCAGCGTGCCCTTGGTCTTCAGGTCGGCGACCAGTTGAACGAACTTGGCGCGCTCCTTCTCCGAGGAAGTCAGCTTTTCGTCGGTGGTCAGTTGCTCCTTGAGCGCGGCTTCCTGCTGACGCAGGCTCTCCAGCATCTTGGTAGCGGCGTCGTCCTGAAACGCCTTTTCCCTCGGGCCCTTCGCCTCTTTCGGGTCCTTGAACTTCTCGTTGATGTTGGCGACGAGCTTGTCGTATTCCGGGCCGCTGGCGACCTTGCCGAGCGTCTGGTAGTCGCGGTTCAGTGCGGCGATTGCCTTTTGCCGCTTGTCGGCATTGGTGCGAACCTCGTCAGAGAGCGTCTTCAGGCGATCCGATGCGGAGATTTTGGCTGCATCGTCGCGGGCCTTCTGGCCTTGGGCGAATGCGTTGTCCTGATCGCGAAGCGCCGCGCGCGAGAGGCTAGTAACGTCGCCCTGAGCCGCGGCGAGCGCGTCGGGGGTGCTGCCGTTCTGCTTCAGGTATGCGACCTTGCGCTGAGCGTCAACGAGCTTGTCGGCTGCGCTCTGCGCGGCGCCGATGGATGCAATGCCCTGGGCGACGGCATTCCACATGCCGAGGGCAACGTCCTTGGTCCCGCTCAACGCCTTCGACAGCAGGCCGGATTGGTTGATGACCTGCTGCATGCGGTCGACCGTGGCCTTGGCGTAGGTGTCCTGCGCAAGCGCGGCTGCACCTTCCTTGTCTCCCTGCTCCTCAAGCGCACGAATGCGGTCGTAGGTGGTCTGGTTCAGGTAGTGCAGCGATTCATTCAGCTTCGCGGACGCCTTCGTCGGCTCCTCGCCCAGCTTGACGAACTGAGCGACGGCGTCCTCGATCGAGGTTCCCATCGCCTTGTTCTGGGCGACGACAGCCTCGCCTGCGGCACGCAGGGATTCGCCGGCAATCTTCCCGGAGCCGGCGAGCGCGGTAAGTGCGTCGGCCGCCTGGCCTTGGGTGCCGATGGTGTTGGAGATCGACTTAGACAGGTCGTTGAGGTCTGCTGCAGACTTGCCGACGTAGTTTCCGCTGGTGATCAGCGCCTTGCCGAACGCCTGCGCCCGCTCCGTGGCGGTGTAGAAGGCCACGCCGAGCAAAGCCACGGCGCCGGCCGTCAGCGTGAGCGGGTTGATCAGGCCGGCGATGTAGCCGCCCATGGCGCGCGCGGCCGGGCCGATGCCGCCGAACATGTCCTTGAGCTGGCCGCCCTGCTGAAGCAACACGGTCAGCGGCGCCTGGCCGCCCTGGAGGCTGGTGACGATGTCGGTGAACTGCGCCGGTACGCCCCGGAGGGCGTTGGCGGTTTGGGCGGCAGAGATGCCCATCTTGCCCATGCCATCCTTGGATTTCCCAAGTTGGGCAATGAAGACCTCCGCCTCCTTGCTCACGCCGAGCTGCGCCGCCCGGTATCGGAGAAGTCCTGCGGAGTCGAGGTCTTTGGTGGCGACCTGCGTTTGCAGTCCACCGATGAATGCCTGCTGCTCTTGCTTGACAGCCTGCTGCTGCTTGAAATTGGCTTGCGCAACCGAATTCTTCAGCTTCTCGAAAGCGATGACGCGGCGATTGGCCGACTCAACTTCGGCATCCGCAAGCGCTTTCGCCGCCGCAGCCTGCTCACGCTCGCTAGCGATCTTGGCCTTGTAGTTCGCTTGCTCAACGGTCGCCTTCAGCCGATCGAAGGCCGCGGCGCGCTTGGCCGCCGCCTGCTCTTCTGCCGCCGCGAGGGCTGCAGCGGACGCGGCAGCAGCCGCCTGGTCGGCGATCTGCTTCTTATAGTTGAGTTGGGCGACAGAATCCCGGAGCGCCGAGAAGGATGCGATCCGCTTCGCGTTCGCGGCCTCTTCGGTGCTGGCGGTTGCCGTAGATGCAGCCGCAGCTTCCGCCCGCTTCTTGTTGACCTCATCGAGCGCGGAAAGATACGGGCGCAGTGCATCGGGGTTGATGTTGCGCTGCGAGGCAAGCGTCTCGAAGTACTTGCTGCTGCTCTTTGAGCCGGCCTCTTGGGCCGCCGTGGTTCGCTGAATGCTGCCGATCAGGCTCTTGGTGGCCGCCTCGACTTTGGCCGCGGCCTTGTCGCTCCCATCGCCCATCTTGCCCAGGCTGTCCGAGGCCTTCTTCCCTTCGGTGGCGGCAGTCGCCCCCAGGTCAGCAAGGGAGCGCTTCGCCCGCCCGACGCCGGCCTCAACGCCGCTTGCGTCGGCGGTGAGCACCATCTGTGCGGTTAGATCGGCCATCAGTGTCCCAAATGAGAAAGGCCCGCACTAAGGCGGGCCCTGGTTGCTATCGCTGCTGTCGCTTTTCTTCGCGCTCGGCTTGCTCGCGCTTCTGCTGGATGTCCAGCAGCGTGACCCGCTCCATCGTTCGGATGTCGGCCAGCATCTCAGGCCAGTCGCGGCGAGGAACGCCGGCCATGCGGAATACGCTCTCCAACGCCACGTAGTCCAAGCCGGTTGCGCCGCCCATCGCTATGCGCCACTGCGTCGACATCGACGCATAGGCACACGCGGCAGGCCAGTTGTCAGGCCACACATCCAAAGGCGGCACCCGCGCCTCCTCGACGGTCATCCCCCACATCGCGGCTTCCGCCTCGGTGGGATCAGGGTCGTCGGAGAAGATGGCGAGCGCCGCCTCCTTCAGTTTTTTTCTTTGGCCTTAGTCAACTCAGCGATGTAGGTCGTCCACACCGCGCCGGGCGCCGCGAAGTAGTTCTCCGCCAGCAGGCCGACGTTCTCGGCGTTGAACGCATCGGCCAGATCCCAGCCGGTCGCCAGATCCATGATCAGCTCGGCGTCGCTCTTGCCTTCCATCGACTCGGCGTACTCTCGGAGCGCCTTGCGATTGCGATGCTTGAACGTGAACTCGACAGGTTCCGGCTCGTTGCCCGGGATGTGGACCATGACCTTCGCTTTGAAGGTCGGGTTCGGCTGCAGCTTGATCGCCATGCTTAGTACCGGGTCGGCTCGGCCAGCAGCGCGATCGTGACCTGGCAGGCCATGAGCTCGTTGACGGTCAGCGACGGCGTGCGGTTGAGCGACATATAGCCGTTGTAGAGGATCAGCGAGCCATCGGGCAGCGTGACCTTGACGGCGCGCGGCAGACGGTCATCGTTGGCGACGCCGGCCAGAATGAAGCCCGGCAGCGTCGGATCATCCGCGACCGACATGGTCACTTGGAACGGCGTCTTGAAGGTCGGGATCTGCTTCTGCGCATCGGCTTCGAGGAACTGATACGTCAGGAACTGCTGCTCGCCGCCGCTGGTGGCAACGGACAGGATCTGCGAGAGCTGGGTGAAGCCGGT